TTACACAAAACATTAATCCAAAAACCATAAGACATATTGTTGGTGTACCAAATCACGTTCGTGCTTGGAGAAGAGATACATATTTCGCTGTTGGTGGTCATAATAGAGATTTAGCAATTGCTGATGACTATGAATTAATAGTTAGAACATTCCTACACACTAGAATTTGTAAAATACCTAAAATAGGATATATTCAGTTTATTTATAATAATCATACAGGACAAAATACACACGATTTATCTCGTGCTGATATACAACGTAGAGTACGATCAATTATGTATTATTATAATGATAGAATTGCAAAACGTTTTGAAGAGTTAGGTGTAGAAGATTGGGCTTACAATGAAAATCCAAATCACCCATTATGGGCTGAAAGTAGATTTGGTGAAGGTGAAAATTATGTAAATTACATTTATAATCCAGAATAAAATGATAACAGTATTTGACGATTTTATAACAGATCAAGCTTTGCTAGACGATATTGCAAATGATACCACTTTCTTTAAAGATCCTGGTGTTTACTATTATTGGAAGGGTTGGTGGAATAGTGAAGTAAATACTGTTAAAAAAAGATTGATAGAGTATATTTGGAGAAATAATTGTCCACTTAATAAACTATATACAATAGATGGATTTGAGTATTGGACAGGTGTTCAAGAAGCAGACCCAAATGGTAGATTTAGAAACTATTTGGAAATGCATTATGATGATGATGTTGCATATAGAAAGGCAACTGGAAAAAGAATGTCACCAACAATTGGATGTGTATATTATCCAATAGGCTCAGAATTTACGGGTGGTGCATTAAATGTGTACACCGATGGTGAATCAAACCCTCCTGATGTTGTGTTGTGTAGACCAAATCGCTTAATTATATTTGATGCTGGAAAAATACCACACAGAGTAGATACTGTTTTAACAGGAACTAGAAGAGCAATTGCTATAAATTTATGGGCAGAAGAACCATATTCAAGTAAAATGAATATCTTTGAAACTGAATAACTTATGATTAGTATTATTATCCCAACATTATGGCAATCAGATTGTATTTACAATACCATTCGTGATTTTAATTATTGCAATTTAGATGGTATGGAGTTAATTATTATAGATAACGCAAATAGCGACTATAATATTACATCAGATAATATGACTATTGTTAAGCAACAAGAAAACATATTTGTCAATCCTGCCTGGAATTTAGGTGTAGAAATGGCTAAGTACGATACTATATGCTTATTAAACGACGATATAACAATTAATTTAAAAACGTTATATGCTAATATCCCTCGTTTTCCCGAGTATGGAATGATAGGCTTTGATGCCAACAGAAACCTCACTCAAACGTTAAATCAAGACGATGAAATATGGGAATTAGAAGAGGCTACTTGCCGTAGTTTAGGATTTGGTTGCATGATGATAATGCCTAAAGCACACTATGAACCAATACCATCAGATTTAAAAATATATTTTGGTGATGATATATTTTATTGGTTAAATAATAATCATTTTAAACGTAAAGTTTATAATATTAGAAATTTAAAAGCAGTTGGTGAATTAAGCAAAACAAGCAAACCGTATGAACCTCAATTACAAGTAGAAGTTCATCACTTTGATAGAATAATAAACGAATTACAACAAAAATATAAATAATGGTACAAACAGGTTATTTGTTTCCTAAGAAACATGTTGATCTTCAAAATTACTACTACTTTAATAATGGTTTTAATAGTGAAGAATTAGATAGAATTTATAAAGATGTAGATGATATTGATTTTGTAGAAGCTACCACTATTGGTGGTGATAACAAAGAAGCACGTTCATCTTCTATTAAATGGATTCCACAAAACATGAAGTGGAATTGGTTATATAGTAAACTAATGGACATGGCTGTTGAAGCAAATAGTGCTTTATGGGAATTTGACCTACAATCAGCGCCAGAACAAATACAATACACTGAATACTACGCTTCAGAAGGTGGTCACTACATTTGGCACCAAGATATTGGACCTGGGATGTTATCGCTCCGTAAAGTGTCTATTACAGTCCAATTATCCGATCCTAGCGAATATGAGGGTGGTGATTTAGATATTTGGCAAGGTGGTAAAGAACACATCACGGCTCCACGCGGCAAAGGTACAGTAGTTATATTTCCTTCATATATGATGCATCGAGTTTCACCAGTAACTGTGGGAACTCGCAGATCATTTGTGTTATGGCTTGGGGGAGAACATTATCGTTAATATTTATACACGTAAAAAAACATAAAAATGGCAATCAAAATTACAAAGCAAATTGGTACTGATTTAGGTATCACAAGTGAAGCATATCTTCGTATTACGAACTATAACGTTCAAAAAGGTGGATTCGCTAATTTCCAAACTCAATTATTCTTAAACACTGAAGCAGCAACTTCATCATCTAATTTATATCCAGGTCCTGGAATGGGTGGAGCAATAGCTCGTAACCAACAAATTGGTGACAATTTAAACGTTGATTTAAGAGTTGCATCTCAAAGTGTTGTTTACAGAACAGTAAGCATGCCTTCTCAAAGTATTGGTGAATCAGGAAGTATTACTTATACTAACGTAGAAACTACAGTTTCTGAAAGCGTAACTGTAATGATCCCAGATTTTTCTCAAGTAGAAGACGCAAACATTTTCGAATTTGGTTATGCTAAATTGAAAGAAAAAGTTGATGAAGTGTTCGGTACAGGTAGCTACCAAGATTGTTAATTAGATATTAATATATATTTTTAGAAGGGGATGAGTGATCATCCCCTTTCATATTTATACGTGACAAATTCAAAAAAATTATGGCTTTATCTTTAAGATCAGATTTAGGACGTCCGCTTACCTGGCAGGAAATGGATGACAACTGGACATCACTAAGTGGCAGTATATCACAAATATCAATAGCTAACGGGGCTCAAGGAGCACAAGGTATTCAGGGGACTGTAGGTTCTCAAGGTGTTCAAGGAGCTGTGGGTGCACAGGGTAATCAAGGTCCTATTGGCGTTCAAGGTTCACAGGGTACTAAAGGTGATAAAGGCGACCAGGGTGATAAAGGCGCTCAGGGTAATCAAGGTCCTGTTGGAGTTCAAGGTTCACAAGGTACCAAAGGTGATAAAGGCGATCAAGGAGATGCAGGTGCACAAGGTATACAGGGAACTACAGGTTCTCAAGGCATTCAAGGTGATAAAGGAAGTCAAGGAGAAAAAGGTACTACAGGTGATCAAGGACAAGCTGGTCCTCAAGGAAATCAAGGTCCTATAGGTTTTCAAGGATTCAAAGGTGACCAAGGGCTAAAAGGTGATCAAGGAGCTCAAGGTCCTAAAGGTGAACAAGGATTCAAAGGTGACCAAGGAAATCAAGGTCCTAAAGGCGATCAAGGTTTTCAAGGCCATACAGGTGACCAAGGAAATCAAGGTCCTAAAGGCGACCAAGGCTTTAAAGGCGATAAAGGAGACCAAGGTGACAAAGGTGATAAGGGCGATAAAGGAGATAAAGGTGACCAAGGTAACCAAGGCCCTAAAGGCGACCAAGGTTTTCAAGGCTCAATAGGTAATGATTCTATAATTCCTGGTCCTCAAGGAAATCAAGGCCCAAAAGGCGACCAAGGTTTTCAAGGCACGGGGGCTCAAGGAGCTCAAGGTCCTAAAGGTGATCAAGGACATCAAGGTTTAACAGGTAACTTTGGTGGTGCTGCTTTTGATTATACATTCAGCACAAACACATCAAATACAATTCCTGGAAATGGAAAATTAAAATTCAATAATTCATCATTACCGTCAGCTTCATTTTTATATATAAGTGAAACTGATGATGCTAGTGTTTCTGTATACAACTATTTACAAACAGTAGATGATTCTACATCAGCAATTAAAGGACACTTTACAGTTTCTGAAAAAGGTAGTACAACAAACTTTGCTTTATTTGCAATAACTGGAAATCATACTCATAATACAAACTATTTCGAAGTACCTGTTACATGGTTATCAGGAGTAAGTTCACTTACTAATGATTTAGATATAATTGTTACATTCGCAAGAACGGGTGATAGAGGAGATACTGGTCTTCAAGGTGCTAAAGGCGATCAAGGCTTTAAAGGAGATAAAGGTGACCAAGGTAATCAAGGTCCTTTAGGTCCTCAAGGTAACCAAGGACTTAAAGGTGATAAGGGTGACCAAGGTAACCAAGGTCCTTTAGGCCCCCAAGGATTCAAAGGTGACCAAGGAGCTCAAGGTCCTAAAGGCGACCAGGGTTTCAAAGGAGATCAAGGTAACCAAGGACCAAAAGGCGACCAAGGCTTTAAAGGCGATAAGGGTGACCAAGGCGACCAAGGCTTTAAAGGAGATAAAGGTGATAAAGGCGACCAAGGATTTCAAGGTTTCCAAGGTCTGGGAGTTCAAGGTTTACAAGGTTTAAAAGGCGATAAAGGCGACCAAGGAGATAGAGGTTTTCAAGGCTTTAAAGGCGACAAAGGCGACCAAGGAAATAAAGGCGACCAAGGAAATAAAGGCGACCAAGGAAATAAAGGCGACCAAGGAAATAAAGGCGATCAAGGATTTAAAGGAGATAAAGGCGACAAAGGCGATCAAGGATTTAAAGGAGATAAAGGCGACAAAGGCGATCAAGGAGATAAAGGTTTAAAAGGAGATAAGGGTGATCAAGGAGACAAAGGTTTAAAAGGCGACAAAGGCGATCAAGGAGATAAAGGTTTAAAAGGCGACAAAGGCGATCAAGGAGATAAAGGTAATAAAGGAGACCAAGGTGATCAAGGCCGTCAGGGGCCTACAGGTACAGGTGATCAAGGCTTCCAAGGCCGTCAGGGACCTACAGGTGCCGGTCCTCAAGGCAACCAAGGCCCTCAAGGAAACCAAGGTCCAACAGGTCCTGGATTTAACGCTATTTCACCTTCAACTGCTGATAGATTATTGATCAGTAACGGTACCTCAACTGGAGCCACAACTAACTCACAAATTAGAGTAAGTGGAAATACTATTGAAGCTGAAGGATTTTATCAGATTTCTTCTCGCTATTTAAAATATAATATAATTCCTTATGAAAGTGATGCTTTAGCTATATTAAATAAAGTTAATGTAGTATCATTTAATTATAAAGATGATAAAGATAATAGACCTCACATTGGTTTTATAGCTGAAGATACTCCATCAGATCTATCTACTCCAAAGAAAAATACGATGGATGTTCCATCAACAGTGGGGGTATTGATAAAGGCAATTCAACAATTAGAAGCTAGAATAAAAGAATTAGAATCTAAATAATGAAAAGTGGCAATTACCAAATAACGGGAAATGAGTTACAAGAAATGGTAACGGCTAATTTAGTTAGCTTAAAACCAGGCCAAACCATTCCTGCCACTAATAGATGTTTAACTCGTCAAGAAGTAGCTAATAGAGTTCAGGTTTATACCGGAGACTCTCCAGATGGAGCTTTTATACCTAATAGTAGTTGGGAAATTAATGGAACTTTATATTCAGGTCCTTCTCCATGGCTTACTTGTAATTACAACTACATAAATGCTGTAAGATTATCAGACTCTGGTGGTAGTTCATCTCTTATTTTTGAGATGAATCAAGAAGGTAATCCTTATTTAAACTGTGATTTAGGAGGGTATGTAAATGGATCTCCATTAAGATTAGATCCGGGTGGTAATTTAGATTGGTTGTATTTTGGAGGACCACAGTATTCTCCTCAAATGAATTCTGCTGTTAAAGTGGGAAATAGTATTTACGTTCAAGCAAATTTCGGATTAGCTGATGGTGGAGGATCTTGGAACGCTGATGGATATGGATTCATGGAGGTATACGCAAATGGAACTTTAATACATGATTATTCTATATTTAAACCATACCAACCAACAGGCCCAAGTCTATCAGAACATGGATATACATTTACTGTCCAAGCAAACACAAACTATTATATTAAAGCATGGACCCTTATAACTTATATTTATGAAGGATGTTATTCAGTAAACAACCCATATCATGCTTGTGGTGGTGATGGTAATTGTGGGTGTATACAATGTTAAAATTAAAATATGGCAAATAACGCAACATTATATTCTTATTGTTCTCCACTTAGTGTAAATTGTCCTGTTTGGACTAATGCTAAAAGAACTTCTACTGCTTCCAATGGTATATATTCTACATTTGATTATTTAACACAAGGAACTAGATATGTAACTGTGTTTAATGGTGTTATTTCGAGTATTGATAACTTATGTCCTGTTGGACCTGGTAGTGTAATAGCTACACAATCTGGATATGGAACTGGAATAATAGAAGTATCTAGAGGAGAAAATAGTATAACCATGACTCCTTTCCACACAGTAGGTAGAGATTGGATTGAGGCTAAAGCTAGTACAGATGGTATTTACATATATGCAATTAGAAACCTCTCAGTCCCAGAAGCTGCAGGAAAAATCGAAAGATCATTAAATTATGGTGCATCTTTTTACCCTATCACTTCTGGTATTACTCCAACTCACAACCCAGTTGCTATAGCAATGGATGAAACAGCATCCACTGTAGTTGTTGTAACTCAAAATGGATATATCTATTATAATTTAGGTACTTACTTTAATAACTTTAATCAATCAACTGCTCCTGGAATAAGAGATTGGAAAGCCGTTGCAGTAAGTGCTACAGGAAATATAATTGTTGCAGCAGCCTCAGATGGTACAGTTTGGAGAACAACAAAAAGTCAGATAAGTAATAATCAAGGCTGGCTTCAATCTAATATAGGATATGGAGGTGGATCAACTTCTTGGACATGCATAACAATAAACCGTGATGGTAGTAGAATTTGGTTAGCTGGAAATAACACACATTTATATAGATCAGATGATGGTGGATACACTTTTGTACCAATACAAATAACAGTTACAATACCTGGTCTTGGTTCAGCTAATATTAGTAGCCCTTTTAATTTTTCTAATATTGCTACAGATAATCTAGGTAACAATACAGTAGCTACAGTAGAACCAAATAGTAATTCTTCTAATTGTGGTTTCATTGCAAAAAACTTTATAGGAGGGCCAGTTAATTATAATAACTGGTCATGGGGGTGGGGAAGAACTGGATACTATCCATACAATAATATAGTTAATGGTTCTTGGACAGGATTAGCAGTAAGCTCAGATGCTGCTACAATATATGCTGTTAATAACGACCCTTCATTAGGTGGATTATATGTATCACAAGATAATGCCTCTAACTTTTTCGGAATAGGGGGCGTAAAGCCTTATTCTTCAATAAGTTATGTCCGAAACCAAACCTGCCCAGCTAATGGTACAGTTCTAGAACAATTTTGTGATGGTACTACTTGGACTCAAATAATTGCTAATGGTAGTTGTTCCACTTACACTACTCAAGAGTATAACTCATATTTATGTCCAATTATGCAGAATTATGTCTGTGATTGTGGATTTGGTTGTGAAGCATATCCAAACCCATGTTATTATTATGGATGTTATGACTGTAATGGCGGGGTTGTTTAATATATAAAATAAAAATTTATGATAAATTATTACAGAAAGAATCAAATGCACTTATCGGTAGATACCGAAACACAAAAAGTTATCGTTTTAATGAACGAATCTAATGAATGTTCAATACGCGTTACTGCACCAGCCCCGTTTTATGATAAAATAGCTGAAGATTTAACTAATAATATTATTGAAGAATCGACAGAAGAAGCATTTATCGCTACTAGACAGGAAGTAGAAACTCGTCTTTCTTCTTTATAAGATTGCGGTTTTTGGACTCTGTTATATATTTATATACGAACAAAAAAATATAAAACATGTTAACACTTATTATCGTATTAGTACTTGCAGCCGCTGTTACCTTTGTTCTAATGAGAAAAGGTAAGATTGCTGACACAAACAACAACAACATTCCTGATGCAATCGAATCAAAAATCGAAGCAGTTAAAGAAGTTGTTGCTGAAGTAAAAGAAGTTGTAAAAGAAGCTAAAGCTAAAGCTCCAAAAAAACAAGCAGCTCCAAAAGCAGCACCATCTCCAAAAACAAAAGCAACAAAGAAAACAAAATAAAATATAAAGAAAGTTATGGAAAAAATTAGTCTAAAATTGTTCGAGTTTTTAAATCTCGAAGCTGAAATTAATGGTTTAGTAAACCAACAAACAGGTGAAGCAATTTCTAAAGGTTTATTAGGTGAAAAACTTAACATGATCACTAAGTATTGGATCACTGATTTAAATAAAAAATTGACTTCTGAAAAAGAATCAATTAACAAACTTCGTGATGAATTAATTATGAAGTATGGTTCAACAGATGAAAGTGGTGGATACCAACTATCTCCATCTATCAAGGTAGAAGATGGTGTCGACGAAGAAGGTAACCCAAAATTCAAAGCAGAACCAAACAAAGATTTCTTTGAATTTCAAAAGGAATACAACGATTTGTTAAATCAAGAAAGAGAATTAGAGTATAAGCCTTTCAATATCAGCGATTTCGCTCATGTAGAAACAGAAGGCAACTACCAAACATTCTTCCAATTGATTAAAGTTGAAGACTAATCCCTCTATATAAAACAAAGAAATAGCCTCTAATTTAGGGGCTTTTCTTTATTAAATAAAGTTATATGAATAAATTAGTAGAAATAGGCAAAGCATGGATAGCAGCAGCAAATCCAACACCAGAACAAAAATCAATAGCTGAACATCGTTTAGCTGTATGTGATGGTTGTGAGCATAAAACACACCAAGATGTAATGAATTTTTGGTATTGTAATGCTTGTGGATGTCCGTTAGCTAAAAAGGTATTTAGTCCAATGAAGGATAGTTGTCCAAAACATAAATGGGAACAATAATATGAATAAGAAATTAACAGAACAGGAATTAGCTGAACTTATCGCAATGCGTGAACAATATTCAGATACAGTATTTGAAATTGGCCAGCTACAATACAATAAACACGAATTAGAAGAGCAATTAAAATTAATTGATCAGGACTTAACGGGGCTATATGCTGACATAAAGTCCGCCGAAACGCGCCAAAACGAATTTCTTATTAAGGTTCGTGAAACATATGGAGAAGGAACTCTAGATGTACAAACTGGTGAGATCCTAGCATAAGGCTAGGCGGTTACGTATTTCTCCGAATATTTATTGTCAGAATAATTCAAATCAATTTAACTAAAAAATACTATGGCAGAAAAAATTATCTCTCCTGGCGTTTTCACTCGCGAAAACGATAAGAGTTTAGTACAAAGAGGTATTCAAGAAGTTGGTGCTGCTATTGTTGGACCTACAGTTAAAGGTAATCCTTTAGCTCCAACAGTTGTAACATCATATAGTGAATATTTATCAGTTTTTGGTGATATATTCAAGAGTGGTAGTAACTACTATGAATATTTTACTTCATTAGCTGCTAAAGAATACTTCAACAATGGTGGAAACTCATTACTAGTAACAAAAATCATCAGTGGTTCTTCTTACGATACTTACGCAAGTTCATCAATTACATCTGCAACAGCAGGTACAGCTTCTTTCGTATTAGAAGCTACTCAATGGGGTGATATCGCAAACAACAGTGGTTCTGAAGTATCTGGCGCTTTAGCAAACGGTACATTAGAGAATGTACGTTGGGAAGTGAGCAATGTAAGTACTACAAAAGGTACATTTACATTAGTAGTTCGTCGTGGTGATGACAACACAAATAACAAAAACATTTTAGAAACTTTCTCAAACTTATCATTAGACCCATCTCAACCAAACTACATTTCTCGTGTAGTAGGTGATGCAAAACCTGTTTACAACGCTTCAAAAGGCTTAGTAGAAATTTCAGGTAGCTTCCAAGGTGGTTCTTCATATGTTCGTGTTAAGTCTGTAACTAATACTATCGATTCAATCGATAATAACGGAAACTACAAAGCTACTACATATAGTGGATCTTTACCAACAGTTGCTAGTGGTTCATTCAGTGGTGGTGTTGCTTCAACAAACAGATCTGCTGTATTCTTTGAATCAAATGATACTGCAGCTACAAACTGTCAAGGATTTGCTGCTGCTGATTATACAGCTGCTTTAAGTTTATTATCAAATAAAGATGATTATAGCTTTAACTTATTATTAGTTCCTGGTGTAACATTAGGTACTGGTGCTTTAAGTTCATTAGCAGATGATGTAATTGGAGTATGTGAAGGTAGAGGTGATTCAATGGCAATTATCGATACTACAGCATATGGTGCTAACGTAGCTGCTGCTGTTACAGCTTCTGCTGCTAATGGTTCAAGTTACGCAGCTGCTTACTACCCTTGGGTACAATTATTCAGTTCTAACTTAGGTAAGGCTGTATGGTGTCCTCCATCAGTAGTAATGGGTGGTGTATTCGCATTTAACGATCAAGTTGGTGCAGAATGGTTCGCTCCAGCAGGTTTAAATCGTGGTGGTATTGGATCAGTATTACGTGCTGAAAGAAGATTATCTCAAACAGATCGTGATGATTTATATGATACAAACATTAACCCATTAGCTTCATTCCCTGGAGAAGGTGTTGTAGCGTTTGGTCAAAAGACATTACAAAAGAAATCAACTTCATTAGATAGAATTAACGTTCGTCGTTTATTGATCACATTGAAAGGTTTCTTAGGTCAAGTTGGTCGTTCATTAGTATTTGAACAAAATACAGCAGCTACAAGAAACAGATTCATGAGCATAGCTAACCCTTACTTAGAATCAGTAGTACAACGTCAAGGTTTGTATGCTTACAAGGTAGTAATGGATGATTCAAATAACACACCAGATGTAATTGATAGAAACCAATTAGTTGGTCAAATCTATTTACAACCAAGCAAAACAGCAGAATTCATTGTGTTAGATTTCACAGTATTACCAACTGGTGCAACATTCCCAGCGTAAGAATTATAAACAATAATATTTATTAATAGACAAAATTTAACATAAAATGGCTGTATTAGATGCAAACCAAATAATGTTCACCGCTTTCGAACCAAAGGTGCAAAACCGTTTCATCATGTATGTAGATGGTATCCCAGCATATTTGATCAAGAAGGCAGCGTCTCCTCAGTTTGACGCAGGTGAAATTGTACTTGACCATATCAACGTTTACCGTAAAGTAAAAGGTAAAGTTAAGTGGCAAGACATGAACTTAGAATTATATGATCCAATCACTCCAAGTGGTGCTCAGGCTGTAATGGAATGGGCTCGTTTGGCTCACGAATCAGTAACTGGCCGCGATGGTTATTCTGATTTTTATAAAAAAGATTTAGTATTAAACGTATTAGGCCCTGTAGGTGACATCGTTAGCGAATGGGTAATCAAAGGTGCATATGTAAAAACTGCAAACTTTGGTGAATACGATTGGTCTAGTGAAGCAGCAGTTAACTTATCAGTTACTATTGCTATGGATTATTGCGTATTGAATTTCTAATTCCCTTCATATTTCTTTTCTTTAAGGCGTCTGCTTATGCAGACGTCTTTTTTTTTCGTATATTTATATATACACAAATAAAAATGTTATATGAGCGAATTTAAAATGCCTACCGAAACGATTTCGTTACCTTCAAAAGGCTTATTGTATCCAAAAGAATCACCACTATCCACAGGTGAAATTGAAATGAAGTATATGACCGCTAAGGAAGAAGATATTCTTACCAACGCTAACTACATTAAAGACGGTTCTGTACTTAATCGAGTAATGCAATCATTAATTGTAACACCAGTTAGTTTTAATGATATATTAGTGTGTGATAAAAACGCAATTTTGTTAGGTGCTCGTATCTTGGGATACGGTGCTGAATACCCATTTAGGTATTTTAATCCATCTACAGGTGCTGAAGAAACAATAACTGTTGATTTATCAACATTAAAAGAAAAAGAAATTGATTTATCAATATTTCAAGAAGGTATAAATGAATTTACATTCACTATGCCATTATCTGGAAATGAAGTAACATTTAAGTTATTAACACACGGTGATGAGCAAGCAATTGATGCTGAAATTAAAGGTTTAAAGAAAATTACACCACAAGGTTCATTTGAAATTACTACTCGTTTAAAATATATTATCACATCAATCAACGGTAAGAGAGAATTAGCATCAATTCGTGATTTTGTTGATAATGGTTTAACAGCAAAAGATGCTAGAGCATTGCGTGAGCATTATGCACAAATCCAACCAGACATTGACATGACTTACTATCCTGAAAATGCAGAGGAGGGCATTTCGATTCCAGTTGGAATTAACTTTTTTTGGCCTGACTCAGGGAGATAGACCTATAATATTCGACCAAATCCACGAAATAGTATTTCATGGAAAGGGTGGATACGATTGGAATACGGTGTATAATATGCCAATATGGTTACGTCGATTCACGTTCCATAAGATGAAAAAATTCTATGATGATGAAAATGAAGCAATGGAAAAACAAAATCAACAGCTTGAAAATAAATCAAAGGTATCATCAAAACCACTAACACCAAACGTATCACAACCCACATATTCAACAAGAGCGCCTAAGAAATAGGCGCTTTTTATATTTATACGGGTAATTATTACTTTATGGATGAGAAGTTATTAAAACAGATTGAACAGTACCTTAAAGACTCAGGTCTAAGCGCTGACGAACTTAGAAAGCGAATGGATGCCGTCAAAGAAAGTACTGCAGAATTTAATAGGGAGTTAATTAATTCTCGCCGCCATTTTGCTTCAATAGATAGTGATATTAAAGATTTAAGTGATCAATTAAAAAATGTTGTAAGAGATTTATCTAAATCTAATATTACTTCTAAAGACATTAATTCAAGCTTTAGAAAAATAAGTGGGCTTGCAGATAAATTAAAATCTGATGCTCAAGGTACTAGTATTTTAAATAAGCAAGAATTAATAGCTATTGATAAAAAACTTCAAAAGGAAACAGAATCTTTATTTGAAAAGAAAAGAGCTTTAGAAGAAGATTTTAAAGCTTATAATATAAATTCTCTAAATTTAGCAGCAGAAAATAAAAGAAATAAATTATTAGCAGAAAAAGCTAAACAATTAATTGAATTAAGAGGATTATTTGATGAAAATGGGCAATTTTTAGATGAAGAAAATAATTATTTGTCTAGAATTCAAATACTTACTAGAGAAAGAATTCAAAATGAAGAAGAGATTAATGCTAAATTAGGCATATCAGGAAAAATAGTAGATGGTATTGTTGGGACTTTAGGTAAATTAGGTATTAGTAGTACCTTTTTTGAAAACCTAAAAGAAGATATGAGGGAGGTTGCTAAAACTGGATCTAAATGGGATGTGTTGATGACGGGGGTAAGAGGAACCGTTTCTGGTATAGGACAAGCATTAAAAGATCCTGTTACACAACTTACTATACTATTAAAAATTGCTAATTTCTTCTTTAAAGCTGCTTTAAATGCTAATGCACAAGCAGTTGAATTAGGAAAGCAATTAGGATACGGAACTCAAAGAGCAGATGCCTTCAGAGAAAAGATGGTAGCTATAGAGCGTTCATCTAATAATCTAAACGTTACTACTGCTAATTTAACTCAAGCATTTGGTGAATTAACTAAAGCAACAGGATTTGCTTATGAATTTACAGCAGACCAGCTTGAAACTCAGATTAAATTAACTAAACAAGTTGGTTTACAAGCAGATGAAGCAGCTCAAGTCCAAAGATATGCAGCATTATCAGGTAAATCATCTGAAGAAACTTACAAATCATTTGTTAGAGGTCTAACAACCGCAAGAAATCAACTTAGAGTTGGTATTGATTTTAGATCAACATTAGCTGAGGCTGTTAAAGTATCAGGCCAATTAGCTGCTAATTTAGGATATAATCCTGAGCGTATAGCTAAGGCTGTGGTGGCTATGAAGGCATTAGGTACTACATTAGAAGATACCAAGTCACAAGCAGACTCGTTGTTGAATTTTGAATCATCTATTGAGAATGAATTAAAAGCAGAATTATTAACTGGTCAAGCATTAAATCTAGAAAGAGCTAGAGCATTAGCATTACAAGGTGATATGGCTGGTGTAGCTCAAGAATTAGCTAACCAAGGTATGACTGCTGCTAAGTTTTCTAAAATGAATGTATTAGCACAAAATGCTTACGCTCAAGCTTTAGGAACAACATCAGATAAATTATCAGAACAATTAAGAAAAAGAGAAGAAGCTGTTAAATCTGGTAAATCATTAGCTCAAATAAATGCAGATGAAGCAGCACAAGCCCTTGAAAGACAAAATGTTCAAGATAAGTTTAATGCTGCCGTAGAAAAATTACAAAGTCTATTTGGTAATTTGATGGCAGGTCCTTTAGGTTCATTCTTAGATATGTTAAGTGGGGGGTTAAATATTATTAATAGTATGATTCCCGCTTTAAAAGTAATTGGTGGTCTTTATTTAGCTATTAAGGGTTATCAATTAATATCAAATGTTCTTTCAACATCTGCTTTAGCTACTAATAGAGCTAATTATGCTATAAAAGCAACCCAATTAGGAACTGAAGCCTTTATAACTCGTGAAAAGGGGGTTCAAGGTTTAATGGATAAGCAGGGATTAGGAGCTAGAATGGTATATAATGCCCAATTATTAGCAGGATTAATATCAGAACAAGGTATAGCAGGTATTAAAACATATGCAAGCACATTAGAAGAAAAAAGCTTAGCTCGTAAAATTATAATGGGTACTTATGATGCTGCTGCTGTTATTGCTGCTAGAACAAAAGCATTATTTGAAGGATTTAGCCTTAAAAATATATTAGGTCAAATAGCAAGAATACCAATATTATTAGGATTAAGAAGTACAGAAGCTGCAATAGCAACTACTACTGCTGCTGCTACAGTAACTGCTGCTGAAGCCACTACTTTTGGTGCTGCTACAGTATGGATTGTAGCTGGATTAGCTGCCGTTATGGGGGCTTTAGGTACATATATGGCTATGAAAGATGGTATTATTGACCCAAGTAAAGGCCCAGTAATGACTGGAGGATTTGGATCAGTTCAATTAGATCCAAATGATAAGGCAATGTATGGTGCTGATGGTAAAATTAAAGTAGGTACAGACTTGACTGGTGGAGAAGGCGGTGGAAGTGGAGTAAATATTGATTTATCACCAGTAGTATCAGCTCTTGCTGAGGTTAGAGCAGCTATTGATCAATTAATCAATAAAGAAGGTATAGTGTTAATGGATAGCGTGCAGGTAGGTACAACACAAAACATGAACGGCCGTTATAAAACAGCCTAATTAAATATTTATACGTAGACAATTTTAAATTAAAATAAAAATGGCGATTATTAATCAAAAAGACAAAAGCAAATTAGGTTTAACAGCTAATAATTTATCAGCTAACAAATTTGGATATTTTGCTGGTACTGCAACTGACAAATTACACAATCAGTATTCAGTACACACAGATCCTAAAGTTAAATTAGTTGATTTCAATGGTTCTTCTAAAGTTAGAACAGAATCTACATTAGATGAGTTAGATCCAAAAGCTCCACGTAACCCACGTGCAACACAATACAAATCAAAGAAAGGTCGTAAATATAGCGATTTAGGTCCAACTGAAGGTCGTTACTAATAAACCAATTAAGGGATGCCTATAATCAAGCAATTAAATGCTACTAAGTTTCGTAGCTTAAAGTACGGTAATGATACCTCAGACGGAGGTAGCAGTAGGCAACCTTATATGAGGGTTGAATTAAAAGACCTTGATAAACCAATCAATAGACTTAGACTTACTAAATTTGATGATGGTTTAGTTAGAGGTGGAGCTGTAGGAGCATTAAATGCTGCTGCGGTTGATACACTTCGTATAGGTAAATTTTTTAAGGATTTACCAAAAGGACCTTTATTCCTAATTAAACAAGTAGGCTTACAGTTATCTAATCCTAGATTAGAATTTAAAAAAGTTGGTGGTGGTGCTGTAGGTGGTATTGGACCAACACGTCTATACAACTTAGGTATCAATACACTTGCTCAAGTTTCCCTTAATGCATTTGGTGGTCATTTAGTAAGACATGGTTTATTACCTGTAATGAATGATAATACTAAGTACTTAAGCGTAGTAACTGATAATAACAAATTTAGTGAAGATAACTTAGACTCTCAAAACAATAGATTAGTTGGTTTGAGAAACAAATTTGATTTAGGAGATGGTGAAGTTGAATATAGTATAACTTTAAAAGATGCTATAGCAACTAATAGACAAAACAATAGAGACGGAAGACAAGCTAACAGAGAATTTAATAGAGACGGAAGACAAGCTAACAGAAGTCTCAATAAGATGGGTAGGAAGATTAATAGAGAAGATAATAGAGATATAAGAAAATATAATAGAGGTTTTAATAGAGAAAGTAGAAAAATTAATAGACAAAATAATAGACAGGGAAGACAAAATAATAGACTTGTAAATCAAAGTACAAGAGAGGGAGCTAGAGTTGAAGGTTTTGAATTTACTCGTTCTAAATTTGAACGTACTTCGTATGAACCTACTAACCTTGAACAAACTAAATTTGAACGTTCTGTATTTCATCGCTCTAGTTTCAAAAGAAATAAAATAAACATAAGCGATTATACTATTGATAATTATCTTGGTGGACCAGGTTCAGTATATGGTATAGGAAGAACTATTATCAATAGATATAATTTTACTGAAGATAAAATAAAGATCGATCAGGCTTTTGAAAACGCTAGGATAGAAACAATTAGAGGAAGTTTATTAGTTAACCCATTAACAGAACAAAGTGCGTTTGCCGATGCTAGTGGTAGTTACATTACAGGGGCAACTGTTGTCCCTTTTATAGATGCAGATTGGGTATGGGATGATTGGAATAACGAAGAAGATCAATTTAAAGCACTATCAAGAAAAAAACAACCAGGGAGTTTTTACTATACAGTAGGAAATATAGCTGAAAGTAAATTACAAAAGGCTATTGGTGATGGAAATATCAATACAAGTCCTCAAGATCCTGATTGGTCTAAGAGCACAATATATGGGTATAAAACTTTTGGAACAGGACATGTTCCTAAGATAGACCCAACTATGCTTACGTCCCCAGAACAATTTAAAGCAATAAAACGTTCTTTACTTTGGGACTCTGAAAAGAAAATAATAAAATTTTATGACGAAGACCCAGAATATATTGGTGGTACAAGAGATATAGTAACATTTTCAAAATCAACCAAAAATGCAGTTGATGGATTAAAGGATGCTCAAGTTAAACGAGAAGATTTCACTACAACTGGTAAAACTTTAGAAGAAGCCCAATCAAAAATGTCGGCTTTGACAAACCAGCCTGCTGGTTTAGATTATTTTGAAAATGATCCTGGAGGAACTACTTTAAAAGATGTAGGAGTTACAGCAAGTAAAGTAAGAAAGAAAAAAACAGTTAAAGCGTCAATTATAGATGTTAAGGGATTTGAAAGAGAAAATAAACTAGAAACCATTTACAATAATGGTGAGATGGTATCATCCCCATTAACATCAATTATTCAAGAAACTAGTGGTGATGATATTTTTAAAACTGAAGATCTTATCATAAATAGAGACACTAAAAATTTCCGTTATCTTGCTGGTGGTAGAACAATGTCTGCTTTTGACAGATTTGATCCAGATATAATGAGTGTACATTTTAACTCTATCGATCCATTCACTGCTACAAATTTAAGCAGTATATGGTTCTCAGCATATATGTCTGGATTTAAGTATGGTACATCAGCAACTTGGAACCCAGTAAAGTATGTGGGTAGGTCAGAAAGTTTTTATACCTTCACCGAACATAAAAGAGATGTAAGTTTTAATTTACAAATTCCATGTTTTAATGAAACTGAATTATTAGAAAACCATTCAAAGTTAAGTGAATTACAATCAGTTTTAGCAGGAAAATATAGTCCTGATAATAGATTAGGAGGAATAATAACAGCAATAACATTAGGTAGTTACTTAGTGGGAGAACCAGGAATATTAACATCAGTTTCATTTGATATACCTGATACATCTTCTTGGGATTTGGATTTTAACTTAGCAATGTATTTAAATGCACAATTTAGCTTCATTGTTATTGGCAAAGAATTACCTGAATTTAGAAAAGGCGGGTTCTTCTTTGGCAAACCACAACCTAAGTCAGAACCTCCTAAAAAAGATCCTGCTGCTAAAGAAGAGCAGAAACCAAAAACAGATGCTACTAAAGGAGACAGTGAACAGAAAATTGAAAAGAAAAAAACGGACGACGCTAAGAAAAAAGAAGAAAAACAAACAAAGATAATTGCACCAAAAGCAACATTAACAGATTCAAACGCAGGTGCTAAAAAGGAAAAACTTAGCACAGCCGTTAAATCAGGGACCTATAAACCAACAACAAATCTAGCAACAACCACTAAAAGTACCTTCCAAGGTTATGGTGGTGGAAGTTCAGGTGGAGGTGGTGCAAGTGGAGGGTGGTAATTTAATAATATAATTGATGAGATATACAACAAAAGATATTACACAAAAACCAACAGGTACAAAATACCTAAAGTTAAAGAAATACCCAAATATTCCTTTAACAGAATCTGATGTCTATGTTATTACAACAATAGGAGATAGACTAGATTTATTATCCTATGTTTATTACAAAGACCCAGAATATTGGTGGGTTATATCTGCAGCTAACAACAACATCAATAAAGGCTCTATGTTTCTCACACCAGGTACTCAATTAAGAATACCAACTGATTTAGGAGCTGTATTAAAAATGTTTAACGATTTAAACTACAAATAATGTTATGTCTATATTTAAAGAATCATTTCCATCGCATATTAAAAAGCAACTCTTAAAAAGAGGAGAGGCTATTGTTAGACGTAACTTAACAGACTTAACCTACTATAATGGTAGAAAAGCCTGGTTGAGAATGTCTTCATCAGTTGACGTTAAAGAGGATGGTGGCTCTTTAGCTAAAAATTATGTTTTATTAGGAGGTGCTTTATATAATGGTAAACTAAGACATGGTGTTGGGAGTGGGCCTGAAAACGCATATGCATTACAAACACCAAGCGGACAAACACACAAATATGGTATTAGACCAATGCCTGGTATTACTGGAGTTGATATTAAATCAAAAGGTGCTTACGGTTCATTAAGAGAAGTAACAATAAATTTTAACTGTTGGGATATTACTCAATTAGAAGATTTAGAATTACTTTACATGAGACCAGGATACTCTGTATTATTAGAATGGGGATGGATTCCTTACCTTAATAATGATGGGGCTTTAGTATCAACACCTGCAACGTTTGATATATTTGATAGTAATTTAAAAGGAAAAGATTACCAAAACGTATTCCAGAAGTTATTCAAGATGGAAGAAGAAGCACAAGGTAATTATGGTGGATTCCTAGGTATTATTAAAAACTATAAATGGTCAGCTAGACCAGATGGAGGATATGATTGTAGTACAACTTTAATTTCTATTGGTGAAATGATAG